ATTGAAGAAGTAAGAAAGTTAAGAAATGCTGAAGATGGTGAGATTTTTAAAGTTGAGGGCAATGCAAAACCTACAGATGCAATAGCTCCAATTCCAGATGCTCCGCTATCTTCTGATACCTATAGAGCTATAGAGCTTTTAGGAAGTATGGTAGTCCAGTTAACTTCAATTTCAGAATACAGGCGTTCTGTAATGCCAAAAGACCAGAGAAAAGCAACTGAGGCAGTATATGTCGAGCAGGGAACAGAAATGTCAACTTCTTCAAAAGCTGAAGATGTTGCAGAGCATTGTGAAAATATAGCAAAGAAAATATTTAAACTGCTTACCCATGAGCAAAATATAAATACAAGACAGATAACTTACAAAGATGAGAAAACAGGGCAGTATGTTACACAAGAATATAATAATGCTTCTTTTCCTGGCGAGTATTCATTCAGGTGGGAATCAGGAGTTGCTGCTCCAATAAATGCTGCTACAAGGCAGCAAAAAATTACATCGTTTTTGTCTGTACTTGGTACAATTGCGGCATCAAATCCAAATATTTTGCAGAGAATTAACTGGCAGGAACTTTTACAGTCAATAGCTACAGACTTTGAAATAAAAAATATTGAGCAGATTTTGACACCAGAACAACCAGTTCAGAGTGGTCAAGTTTTGACACCAGAACAACCAGTTCAGAGTGGTCAAGAGATTACACAAGGAGGTTATTAATGCCTGAAGCAATGGAAAGAAGCTTAAGGGCACAGGCAAATAAACATAAAGGCTGGTCTGAAGAGAGAAAAAATAGGTATGTTTATGGAACTATGCTTAAAAGTGGAGCATGGAAACCTTCAAGATGGTCCAAAAAAGCATGGGACAGGTATAGAAAAAAGAAAAAGAAATGAAACTTTGCTTGTTTTTGCGGTGACTACAGGAATAGCATTGAGGATAAGCATACTTATGACGGTTATGATATAAAGACAGATTTCAGACTTATAAGTATAGAATTTTTATCACAATTTGTTGTTAATGTAAAACTTACAAAATTTTAAAAAATAATAGCATAGATTGCTTTTATATAACCACGAGAAATCGTGGTTTTTTATTTAAACCCAGGAGGTAAAAAATGGACGAGTTAGATACCCAATTAGCAAATGAACTTGCTGAGAAATCAGCGCAAAGCCAGGAGCTAACAGAACAAACAAAAACAGCAGAATCAACTGAGCCAAAGACTGAACCAAAAACATACGATGAAGAGTATGTAAAAGGCTTAAGGGCTGAAAATGCAAGAAGAAGAATAGAGTTTCGAAACTTGCAGGAATCAATTCCAAGTATGGTGCAGGAAGAAGTACAGAGGATATTAAATCCACAATATCAAAATCCATATTCAATGCCTTATGGACAAATTCCAGGGCAACAATATGAATATCGTGATCCAAGAGTTGATGAGCTAATTAAAGAGCAGGATGATATAAGATTAGCTAATAAAATCAATGAAATGAAGGCAGACCCTTATCTTGGTGAACTTTTTAATGAAGTTGATGAATATGGTGATACTTTTGCAGTTAAGATTTTTGAGGAAGCAAAAAGAACTGGATATCCAATAGACGAATTTGATGCTTTAGTTTGGAAAATGGAACATGAAAAAATTGTTGGTAGAGCCAAACAAAAAGGAATTGATGAAGCCTATAAGAGCATGAGTACAAAGGCTGCAGGTTCAGCAGAAAAAGGCGTTTCTTCAGGTAAGAGCGTTGAAGAAGGCGAAGTTAAAAATGTTGATGATGCAGTTAAAAAAGCAATGAAAGAACACGGAGTTACGAGCTTATCTGAGCTCAGGTAGTAAAGACTAAGTCGTAATAATCCGAAACTTTAGCCAATTAAATATTTTAGGAGGATTATTATGGCACTTACATATTCGGATATAACAGCTACCACGCTGAAACATTATGAAAAAAAGTTAACAGATAATATTTTCAGAGCTTATCCCCTGGTAGAAAGGCTTGTTTACAAAAATCAGGTAAAGTTTCAGTCTGGTGAAAAAATCTTTATTCCGCTGGAATACGGTACAAACTCAACTGTAGCATTTATAGCCAAGAATGGAACTATCTCAACTGATCCGCAGTTAATAATTACAGCAGCGGAGGACAGCTGGAGAATACTTGCAGGAACAGTACTTTTCAACGATCTTGATAATGTACTAAATCGTGGCGAAGCACAGATTGTTGACCTTATGAAGTCTAAGGTTACAAACCTTGAAAAATCAATGAAGAAAAAACTTGCCGAGCAGCTTCATACCGCACAGTCAGGGGACGCAATAAATGGAATACCTGATTTGGTATCTACAAGCTCAACTCTTCATGGAATAGCTGTTGCAGATTTTTCAGGCTGGATTGCAGGATACGCTAACAACACTTCAGAGCCTCTTTCCACAATTGATATGGCCACAGCATATAATTCTGTTGGAGACGGAGCAGAGCAAGTAGATTTAATTCTTGCTTCACAGACTCTATACGAGAAATATGAGTCTCTTGTTGCACCACAACTGAGATTTACTGACTCAAGAACTGCTGATGCAAAATTTACAAACTTAAGATACGGAGCAGCTGTATGTGTTCTTGACAAGGACTGCGCATCAGATAGAATGTACTTTTTTGTAACAGATTATCTGTGGTTGTGTTTTGTAACAGATAGACAGTTCCATACATTTCCAGCAGTTCAGGCAGCCAATCAGCTAAATGATGTTGTTAAAGTTGTTTGTTATCTTAACTTAATGACTTCTAACAGGAGAAGATTGGGTATGCTTGACGGAAGGACAGCATAATAACATTTAAAAGGGAATAGGTATTCTTATCTGTTCCCTTGAATTTTTAGGAGGATTTAAAATGACAGAATATGGATTAAAACAGACTTTCGCCACAACGTTGGCTGCAAATGATGCTACCCAGCAGGAAAGTGCTTTAGGACTTATCCGTTTTGATGGCAACAAGACTTACAGATATGTATATGTTGTTGATAAGGCTGTAACTGAAGGAGATTCAGTTTGCCAAGCATCAAGCGCTGATGGCGTAGTTAGTGCTGACAGGTCTGGTGGTAGCCAGGTTGCATTATGCGTCAGAGGTGTAGCAATAGGTGCAATTTCAAGTGGTTACTATGGCTGGATTCAGATAAAGGGAGTATGCACTGTTCAGTGTGATGGCGCAGTTGTAACTGGTGATGGTCTTGTGCCTCATGCCTCAAATGATGGTCATGCTGACACTGTAAATGCAGCCAGCGATGCAGCAAACACTGAATATCAGATATTCGGCTTTGCACTTACACAGGACGCAGGCGCAAGCGATGGCGATACTGCTACAGCATTTATAAACTGTGCTTAAGGAGTTATTTTGATAGATATCTGCGTTGTATGTCACAACGAGATTAACTGGATGCGTATATTTTGTGATTATCTTTTTTCAAATACGAAAAATTTTAAACTCTATGTGTCGGATTCAGGCTCATCTGACAATACTATCGGATATCTATCAAAACTAAAAGAAAAGTATCCTGATATAGTAAACTGGCGACACACTGAAGAAAACAGCGGCTGGACAAAAGGAATTAACTGGGGCATATCTCAGGGACATTCTGAATTTGTTCTAATTGCAAATTGCGATATAGTCTTGCCTTACCAGTGGTTTGAGAAAATGTCTGCTCACTTTACAGATGGTGTTGGAGCAATAGGACCGATATCTGACTTTGCATCAGGACGCCAGAACTTAAACTACAGCTACAAGCAGCAAGAAGATAATGTAGAACTTTTAATAGGCTTCTGCATTCTTACGAAAAGGGAAATTTTGGATAAGGTTGGTGGTTTTGATGAGGACTATATCTATGACCATGATGATTATGATTTCTCTTATCGCATAAGGAAAGCAGGTTATCGTCTTGTTATTGCAAGAGATGTTTTTGTAAAGCATTTCGGTTGTAACAGCAAAAGTGGTTTTTATGCTGAAAATAAACTTGTTGAAAAGGGCAGAGAACTTTTTATCTCAAAACATGGGAATGATGCCTATAACAAAACAGCAATAATAAAGCCGACTGTTGTTATAGCAATTCCTTTTTTCGGCGATGTTGATGTTGAATTTTTAAGCTCTCTTACAAGCCTTGATAAACCTGGTGGCAGGGGTGCAATTGTCTATGCCAAGACAATAAGGACTTTAATAATTCCTGCAAGGAATTTACTTGCCCAGTCTGCGCTTGATTATGATAGCCAGTTTTTGCTTTTTATTGACAGCGATATGGTTTTTGGCAGTGAATCACTAATGCGTCTTCTTACAAGGGCAGCAGATAAAAATGTATCAATAGTCGGTGCTATTTCATACAAAAGAAAAACTCCTTATGAGGCCTGCATAGTAAGAAGGATAGGTAGTAAGTGGAGATACTGTGATTCAAGCGGACCAGTTGGAATGTATGAGGTAGATGGTATTGGAATGGCATTTACTCTTATTAAGACTCAGGTTTTTAAGGACTTAGAAAAGCCTTACTTTTACGCAAACAGGAGCGGACTTAGAGAGGACCTAAATTTTTGCTGGAATGCAAAGAAAGCTGGACATCGTATTTTTGTGGATACTTCAGTTCAGGTAGGTCATCTTGGGGAAAGGATTGTAATAGACCATCAATTAAAATTTTTAAATGAAAAAATAAAACAGGGTACTTTAGTTATTTAGGAGGTTAGAAAATGGCAGCTAATCAGGTTACTACACAGACGGATAATATTTCTATCGGTGATTTAAAGCTTGTTATAGGCACTTACGCAAATGCTTCGGGAAGCACTGGTGGAACTATTTATACGGGACTAAAAGAAATTTTTTACTTTGAAATGAGCAACGAAACCAGCCAGGCGACAGAAATGAATAAAACTGCTATCTCTGGAGGAGTAGTTACAGTTACTGCTACAGATAATGAGGACGGACATTGGCTGGCTATAGGAGCGTAGAGGAGGTTTTAAATGGCTTTTAGCTATGAAACTAAAAAAGTATCGGTAATAGGCAATCTAAGGCTTGTTATAGGTAGTTATACTAATGGAGCAAGCGATACTGGCGGGGCTATAAAAACAGGACTTAACGAGATTAAGTATTTCAATGCAAATACTGAAGTAAGCCAGTCAACCACTGCAAACCTTGTAGCCTTGTCAGGCGGTACAGCAACTATAACTACTGTAGCTAATGAAGATGGTCACTGGATTGCAATAGGTGTATAGGAGGTTTAAATGGCATTTGATTATACAAGGAAAAAAATGTCAGTTATAGGAGATTTGCGACTCGCTGCAGGAACTTATACTAATGGTACTAATGACACTGGGGGAGAAATAGTTACAGGATTGTCTGAAATATTATACTTTAATACCGACTATGAAAACAGCGCATCAACAGCAACCACCCTTGTGTCAATTTCAGGTGGCGCAGCTACTATAACAACAGTTAAAAATGAAGATGGCAGATGGTTAGCCATCGGACTTTAGGAGGCGGTTATGAACGCACAGGGAAAATCTAAGGTTGTTTCTGCATCTACCACAATAACAAGCAAAGCAGCTCGTATTCTTGGAGTAGAGATAAAAGCTGGAACTGATAGTGCTTCTGTAAAACTTCTTGACGGTGGGGCTTCAGGGACACAAAAAACAGCAACACTTCCTGTAGGAACTGGGCTTTATGACCATGCTTATTATCCAGATGGTATCCAGTGTTCTACGGACATTTATGCAACCATAACGGGAACAGCTCCAGAGGTTGCAGTAATATTTGAGGATTAAAAATGGCTTATGATAACTATGGAAATCTTAAAACAGCAGTCCTTGATAAAATTGGAATATCAGACAGTGATGTTTCAGATGTAGTAGCTCAGGCTTTAAATGATGTCTTGCAGGAAATATGCCAGGCTTATAACTTCTCATGGCTCTATGGTGAGTCCTCATTTATTACAACTGCTCCCTACGAGACAGGAACGATTGAGGCTACAGAAGGTACAACTGCAATTACAGGCTCTTCTACTGTTTGGACATCTGGAATGGCTGATAGGAAGTTAAGGTGTGAGGACGCAACCTATGTAATCTCATCAGCTTCAACAACTTCAATCACTTTAAAGACAAACTATGCTGGTGATGGCGGTTCAGGGCTTACCTATAAGATATACCAGGACGAATACAGCATGGATTCAGATGTTGAAGATGTCATATCTTGCAGGCAGGAAAATAACCCACAAAGGATAGATAAAAAGGATTTGGAATATATGGACAGGTATTATCCTCAAAGAGATTCATTTGGTTATCCTTCAATTTATTCACAAATAGGATATGACTCAAATGGATACTTAAAAATTGCAACTTATTCAATACCAAATCAGGCACGCAATATCTACTACAGGTACAAAAAAAGAGTTACGGAAATGTCCGCTTCAACAGATACTCCAATTATTCCACTTCGATATAGATGGGTTCTTGCAAAAGGTGCTTTATATACTGTGGCAAAATATCTCGATATGCCAGATATAGGAGGAGACTTTGAGCGTGAATACAGGCAGGGAATAACTCAGCTTATTGCAGCAGATAAAAAGATTGATGAAAGAATTATAAAGGGAAGTGTGGAGGATATTGACAGTGGAAATTTTCTTGGCTCAAACTATCCACTTTCCCCACTTTAATACAGGAGGTTTAAATTGGCTTTTCCAACTTCTGTCGAGGCTTCAACTTATTTCTTGGAAGCCTATGATAATTTATCTACAGAA